GGGATGCGCCCCGCGTGTTCTCTCGCCCTCCTCAAAATCTCGAGGGGAGAGGACATTGCGGGCAACGCTGAACGGTGAGTTTTCCCCGTGGGCCACGGGATACAAGAGTGTCCACCGAAGGGTTCGAGTCCCCGAGGTCGGCATGGGCTGCCGTAGCATGTGGATTGGTTCCACTTTGTTCAGTGTCTAGTGTATTTTTGTTCACGATCGTCCGTTTGATTTACATCGCGGCGACGTACGACGCACTACGACAAATTCGGAACGCATTATGACTGGGGGGGTTAATTCCTCAAAGGGCTTAGGGCCCAACCAGTTAGAGTTGCATTCCGGACTCTTATGTCCTTGAGTATAACGGATGGCGGCAAGTCGCCAGGGGTTGGCCGGAAACGGCTGACAAAGGGCTTTGGGCCCAACCATACTTGATAGCTCTCAGTGTCTCGGCGAAATTGAGACCCCCTAAACACAATGATTTACATTTTAAAGTTTTTGATTTGGAGTTTGTGTCTAGTTGTGCTGCCATTGGTCGTGTCGTTGACGACCATGGGTGGCCTTGTCGTCGCTGGTTCTATATGCGGCGGCCTTTCTTTAGGCTCTTTAGTTTGGTTCATGGCACCTTATTTTGGTCAGCGCGTTAGGTTCATCGTCGCTTACGGACTGATGTCATGGCTGTCCTTAATGGGTTTTTTTATTGCGTGCGTGCAGCAAATGTGGTGGCTGAGCTACGCCGTCAGTATTATTATTGTGCTGACGAGGATATTCTTTTTCTTCTGGTCTGGTAAGACCGCACCCCCGATGATTCACGTCCGGCGTAGTGTCGCATACTCTCTTCAAGAGTTCGTTGATGCCGGTCGTGATGTCACGCTGGCTGGTTTAGGTGGCATTCCTCCTCGCCAACCCCAGGTCCAGCAAGTCCAACAACCTCAAGCTCAAAACGGGGCTGCAAGGCCGGTCGCGCCCGCACGCGTTGGTGATTTGAGAAGTTTTCCCCATAATGTTTCACCTATGTCGGGAATGTCTCACTTTCATAAATCCACTTTCAGAATTCCTCTTACCGTAGTCAATGGCATCGTGCGGTACGAGAAGAAACGTTTCTTTGTTTGTGCTGAGTTGGTTCAAGCGCTGCTGACCCGTGCTCAGGGCGTCATTCGTAGCCCTGATTGGTATTGGGCGGAAGTGCAAAAGATCTCTCCGGTCAACATTCCTTTTGAAATGGATAGGAATATTCGGATTGAGTCAGCAGCAGCAGCGGTTTTTGAGGCGCAACACGAAGCCCAGCTATTCGAACGGCTCGTTCGTGTTGGCGAAGACAAACAGCGGGACTGGTCAGTGTTTTATCGCTTGGCCTTTACATTGGTCCTTACTTGCGTGGCCATGGTTCCCATACGCTTAGTCCGCTTGTTTGTCCAGGTCGCAAATGTGTTGGTGGCGATTTCTCCTGCCACCCTGAGTCCGCGTTTTCAGCCCGCCCGTTACTAAGGAGCGTAACGGGCGCTTCCGCGGGGGCCCAACGCCCCCGCCCTGGCACGAGGTTCTCGTGCCCTTCCGGACGCTGGCGTGTGGTGCGTGGGTATCGGTGGCATGACTGGCAATACAGTCTCCCTCCCACGCCGCCTCAGAAAAATGGTTCGTTGTTTAGTCTATCTCCGTTTGATGTCTCATTCAAGCACGCGGTTTCAGCACGGCAGGTTGGTTTTGTGACCAAGTCTGCGAATTTCTGTAGCCCTGACGCCTCAGATCAGATTGGGGCTAGAGACGGTTTCCGTCACCGCGTCTGCATTAAACCCCCCGTAGCAACCCCCTGGTTCCACCGTAGGTTTCGCCAGTTTGTACAGCAGTGGCTGCGCGACAATGTGAAAGTTACCGGTGCGCCACTTAGTGTCGAAGAGTGGTTGCCCACAGTCCGCTGTAATGAAGCGAGGCGAGAACAGTTGCGTGCCTCTTACGAGCAAGGAAAGTTAGCAATTTTGTGGAGCAAGGTTAAGTCATTCATAAAGCGCGAGTTTTACCCAGAGTTTAAGCCACCCAGGTTAATCAATTCTAGAGTTGATAATTATAAGGTTTGGGCTGGCCCTTGGTTCTCATGGGTGGAACATTCAGTTTGCGCTCAGGTGAAGGCTTTTGTTAAGGGGATGAATTTGAGCGATAGGCGGGAAAGAATTGACGCCGGGATGCAATACAAGTACATCTATGGGAGCGATTTTAGTAGGTTTGAATCTCAAATGACTCCAGAGGTGATGTTGGCTTGTGAGTGCCTTTTATATCGGCATTTCGGCGTTCCAGAGGAATTTTTGAGACCCCTGTATGGTGTTAATCGCTTGCGCTTTCGGTGCGCGCGAGCCACAATACAAGGCACAAGGATGTCTGGTGACATGTGCACATCGTTGGGTAATGGTTTTACCAACTTGATGGTTAACTTGTATGTGGCCCAACTGAATAATAGTCGGATTTCAGGATTTGTTGAGGGTGATGATGGGATATTCTCGGTCGATGTTTTACCAACACAGGCGCAATTCGCAGCATGTGGATTCAAGATGTCTATTGCTGGGACGCCGCGCGCTGGGGAGTGTGGGTTTTGTTCTACTTATTGGGCCGAGGACGGCTTGCCCGTTCTCGACCCTATCAGACACCTCCTGCGCGTTGGCTGGTCGTTCCACTGTCCCAAGTTTGCGCCAGATGCATATCGAGCCGAGTTGTTTCGTGCGAAGTGCCGAAGTTTACTCGATTTGGCCCCTAGTTGCCCACTCATCTGTGCAATCGCTTATTGGCATGACAAAGAAGGCAAGTGCAAATTTGCCCCCGATTATTACAAGTTTGGTGACCGCGCTGGCACTACGATGTTGGACCCTGGGCATGAATTCGTGAGCCCTAGTGTTTATCAACGCGAGCTGGTGAGCAAGTTGTTTGGCATCAGCGTAACAGATCAGTTAGCGTGTGAAAAGTCCATTCGTGCCGGTGACCTTGACTGCTTAATACCGTTTTGTAGTATTGCTCAGAAAGAAGCTTCATACTTCCAGGGGTTAGAAAATGATGAATTCTAATTCGAATCAGAATTTTCCGCCTACGCAAATCGGTCGTTCCGGTCGGCGTAGACGAAGACAACGGAACCAGAAAAGTCGCGCTAATCAGCAGGCGCGCGGTACAAATGTGCGACCATCCCAACGTAGCACGGCTAGGGGTGGAAGAAGAAATCGTGCACGCGGGAATCGACGATTCCCACGGAGTTACTCGGACGTTAACCCAGCTTACATGCTAGGTAATACGGGAGTAACGACCATTCGACATTCTGAGGCCATTCTCAATTGGGCTGATTATTATACGAATGTCAATGGTGATTTGAGCAAGACGTTCCTCTTTCCTATCGCGCCTCGTGATTTGTTTCCTAGTAACAATCAGTCTCTTGTAGCGCCCTGGCTCAATGCTGTTTCTTCAGCCTGGGATCAATTCAGGTTTGACAGTATTGTGTTTAGGTACATGGGTAGCAATAGCGTCATTGGTCCTGGGGCGATCACTTGGGCAATCCACACTGATGTTGCAGATGCAGTGTCTGATGAGCCCACGCAGTTGTTAGCGTTAACGCGTGCTGGACAGCATGCCATACGTGATACCACTTGGACCATTGCCGTCCCACTTGAGCGCGTTTGGCGCAAGGTGGCTGACGGACTGCAGACCACTGATACGGGTGTCTTGAGACAATACGCGGCGAATGTCTTCTACATTAGGGTTGATGGCTTTGGCAATACTAGCGATCCCCACTATGAAGCACCAACTGGAACTTTGCGCGTTGAGTACACAATCAGCCTTTCAAATCCGATTCCATACGAGGAGCCTTCTGATGGCTTTGCCACCGCTGAGGATACATTTGAGCATGCCCACAACGACATCTTGGATTGCATTGCCCTGGATACACAGTTAGTCGATTCAAAGGACTTTGTAGATAACTGGGCTCTTACTAAGGTCGATGTCGTCACAGGGCTAGGAACAGCACAGAACACGGAGTTAGTGGCTTTGAAGTCTGGTACTTATACTATAGACTTTGGCCGGCAATACACGGATGTTCCAACCGGTTACGGAGCAGATATAGGCTTTGAGGGCACGATGTTGATAGATGACAATAACTACCTAGTTTCGAATCCTGTTAGTCATGGTGAAGGTAGTTTCTTACGAGGTTGCCTCAACAAGCTGATTTGGATAGCGAAG